AAAATTCGGTTCGGGTTGCCTGAATACAGACGGGGCAAGGATTGAAACAAGAGAAGCGGGGTCGGGGTCTGAGATGATTGGAGCAATTCAGGCGGACTGGGACGAGGTGGAAGGAATTGAAGAATCTAAAGAGTTTTGTAAAATAGCACAGGCCCAGCTCGATTATTGGGCCAAGCTCGCAGTTCAAATCAATATGTTCGAATAAGGGGAATTACCATGACAAAGAAAAGGACCAAACAGAGAATGACTTTACCGCTGGCGATGGCTAAAAAAGTCGTGTTATGGCCGCTGGATAGAATCAAGCCGTATGTCAACAATGCTCGGCGTCACAGCGAAACACAAATCAGGAAGCTGGCGACGGCGATTACCGAGTTCGGTTTTCTCGTCCCGCTTCTGGTGGACGAGAATGGCGGCCTACTCGCAGGACATGGCCGCCTTGAGGCAGCTACCCGATTAAAGCTAAAAGAGATTCCGGTCATTGAACTGGACCATTTGACCGAGGAACAAAAGCGCGCTTTTATCATCGCAGACAATAAGCTTTCAGATATGAGCGATTGGGACGAGGGCCTATTGACGGCAGAGCTGGCCGCATTGGAGGATGCACAGTATGACATCGCGCTGACCGGATACAACGATGCGGAGCTGGACGCACTGCTGGGGGCGACTGGGTCGGGAGAACCCGAAGATTCCACCACTGCGCCAGTCGATCTAAAAATTTACGGCGGGGTAACAGCCATGCAGCGTTCGTCGGTCCCATTCGACCACTGGACGGAGGCGGGCTATCTCAAGGGCGATGTACTTGATTTCGGGTGCGGCCATGACGATTATGGATTCGAGAGGTATGACGCATTCACGCGGCCGGAAACGAGGTTATTATTGCGAAGCTGGGACGTTATAATGTGCAATTACGTTCTAAGCGTCCAGCCTGCCGACCACTTAGTCATTCAAATTGCAGCTTTGATTAATCGAATGTTGAAACAGGAAGGCGTCGCTTTGTTTGCGGTCCGCAAAGACATAAAGCATACCGAGCGCGGGACCAGCTCGGTCAGACTTGCCCGGACCGAAGAACAATGGTCAGAAATGCTTTCCCAAATATTCCACGTCGAGCCTATCGACCACAAGGCATTTTACGGCTTTGTCTGTATGCCACGGAGGATGGCAGCCGCCGGACCAGCCAAGCGTCCCAAGGTACGGACTCGCACCGCAGGCGGGGCAAAGGGAAGGGAAAAGAAGAAGCGCAGGATGCGGGGGTGATCTGGTAGTCTAAGGTCACTACTATGGCAGGCAAGAAGCAGGCAAGGGCACGCAAACCACGCAGGCGACAGCGGCCTACCACGGCCGAGAAAGATAAAGACCTGTGGGGTGAACCTGTAATCCGGCTGCTTTCTTTGCGGCAATATGCAACCCACCGAGGCGTCGCGCTCGCAGCCGTCCAAAAAGCCATCCAAAGTGGCCGCATAGATACCGAACCGAGCGGAAAGATTAATCCCAAGCTGGCCGATGAGCAGTGGCAGGCAAACACTGACACAAGCAGGCGGCCGCCCGGCGCCGCTCAATTCGGCGACGGAAACAATAACGGCCGGGGCAACACGGCAGGCGATGAGCAGATGCGCACAGCGCGTTTAATCCGCGCCACCTTCGAAGCAAAACTGGTAAAACTGGATTTCGATCAAAAGGCGGGTATGGTCGTAAAAAAAGATGAAGTTTATAAGCAACAGTTTGCTGCCACCCGCCAGCTGCGAGACAAGCTGCTCACGCTCGGCGACCGGATTGCCCCACTGGTCAAAGGTAAGGCGACCATTACTGAGATTGCAGAGGCGGCGAATGCGGAGGTCCGCACTGCTCTCGTTGAGTTTTGCGAGGAATTGAATGGAAACAGCGACGCCATCGATTAATCACTGCGCAGGGATAACTGACGGCCTGCTACCGCCGCCTGATTATTCCGTGTCAACGTGGGCCGACAAGAATAGAATTTTAGCTGGCAAGGCCGCGTCAGAGCCGGGCCGGTGGCGCACCGACCGCACCCCTTATCTGCGGGAAATAATGGACTGCTTGAGTAATGAATCCCCTGTCAAAAGATTAATATTCGCCAAGGGCGCGCAACTCGGCGGCACCGAGGTAGGAAACAACTGGCTCGGATATATCATTCACCACGTCCCGGCCCCCATCCTATACGTTCAGCCAACCGTGGACGTGGCAAACAAAGTAAGTAAGCAGCGCGTGGCACCTATGATTGCATCAACGAAAGTTCTGGCAGAGCGGGTAGCCGCACCGAGAAGCCGCGACTCTGGCAACACGCTATTAGTTAAGGAATTTCCGGGCGGACTTTTGATAATGGCCGGGGCGAATAGTGCTGCCGGGCTTCGGTCAATGCCGATTAAGAATTTGTTTCTTGACGAGGTAGATCGCTATCAGACCGACGTGGATGGTGAGGGCGACCCGATAGCACTCGCAGAAAAGCGCACCAGCACCTTCGCCCGGTCTAAGATATTCATGTGCAGCACGCCGACCATTAAAGGGCTGTCAAGAATCGAGGCCGAATATCTAAAGACAGATCAACGACGTTATTTTGTCCCGTGTCCACATTGCAAGAATTTTGACTGGATACGCTGGGCGAATATTCAGTGGACCGAAGGCGACCCATCCACCGCGCAGTTGTTCTGTGAAAAGTGTAAGCAACTCATTCCAGAGCATCATAAAACGTGGATGCTGGAGCAGGGGCAGTGGCGCCCGACGGCTCCCGAAAATGTCCGCGTAGAAATTGCAGGTTTCCACTTGTCGAGTCTGTATTCACCGCTCGGATGGAAATCATGGTCAGAAATTACCAGCGAGTTCATCGATGTCAAACACGACCCCAGCAGGCTAAAGGTCTGGGTGAACACGGAGCTGGGAGAAACATGGGAAGAAGAAGGCACCGGAATCGAGCCGGATATACTCAGGGACCGGCGCGCCAAATATCCTGCCGAGGTCCCGGCCGGTGTAGGGTTACTGGTGGCGGCGGTCGATGTGCAGGATGACCGGCTAGAGGTACAGGTTAAGGGATTCGGTGCCGGCGAAGAATCGTGGCTTATCGCTTATGAGCAGCTGCATGGCGATCCGGGCCAACAAAAAGTATGGGATGACCTTGACAATTTTCTACGACAAAAGTTCGATCACGAGAGCGGCGCAATCTTATCACTGGCGGCCACGGCGATTGACAGCGGGGGCCACCATACGGAGGCGGTCTATAGATTCTGTAAGGCGCGGGTCAAGCGGCGGGTATGGGCTATCAAGGGCAGCTCGGCAGACGGCCGGGAGATTGTAGCCCGGCCGAGTCAACGCAACCGCTACCGGGTCAAGCTATTTCCCGTCGGCGTCAACACAGCGAAGGACATTATATTCTCCCGGCTGCGCATTAAATCGCCGGGCCCGGGCTTCATGCACTTGCCGGAGTGGGTGGACGAGGAATATCTGCTCCAGCTCACGGCTGAAAAGCGGATCCGAAAATATGTACGCGGCCGGGGCAGTGTCCGGCAGTACATAAAGATTCGGGAGCGCAACGAGGCTCTTGACTTGGAAGTCTATTCGCTGGCCGCGCTCTACACTCTGCCCCGGTCCACCATAAAACAGCTCGGCGCACTGGCGGCCGCCCACAAACCAGCCAAGGGGCAGGAAGGCGCAAAAAAAGATGGCGACGACACAGGCGATTCTGGAGCGTCTGGGACCCCTTCTAGGCCGAAAAAGGTAAAAAAGGGGTGGGTGGACGGCTGGAAACATTGATTTTCCCTTGACAAACCAACCCGCTTAGCTTAGACTGGTGGCATGGTAATCGAATCCACTTACGAAGTGATAATCGAAGAGGGAGCCACCTGGCTAGACTTTTACGACGCGACGGTAGCCGACTGGGCTCCGGTTAAGGTCCCGAGCCGCAAGCCTGATCACATCAGCGACAACGGCAGCCGTTATTGGGACACCGGCAAGGGCGTTATCCGCGCCAGCGACCACTGGCTCCCCAAGGTCGCCTCCTGCTCTTGGCTGCTGGGCGGCGATTGCTTCCGCACCCTCCGGGTGAAGGCGGGCTTCTGCCGCTACGCCGACTTTTGCCGCGCCGACAAATCCAACCACTACGCCTCCCTCAGCAGCGTCCGCTACCTGCTGGGACTGGCGAACCAGGAGACGACGATGATAACGACTCGAATTTACATCGACGCAAGCGGCAGCTACGGCGGCCCATTTTTCACCGGGCTGCTGGCCCAGCGCGGCGGAAAGGAGGTCGGCTCCGACCGCGCCATCAATACCAAGGCAATCGACTCTTGGGCGGCAGAAGCCTACGGACTTCTAAAGGCCATCGAGTGGGCCGCCAAAGAGGGCCTGCGGCTGGTCCACGTTGTGACCGACTGCGGCGCGCCCTTCGGCGGCGGGAAAGGGAAATCGCCTTCCTCGAAGCAGGCAAGGAAGTACGTCTGGGTCGCCAATAAAATCGCCAAGGAAAACGGGATCCGCTTCCAAGTCAGCCGCATCGACCGGGAGCAGAACCTCGCCGACAGTGTTGCGCGGGGAAAATAAAACGGAGGATACCATGAATAAAACTTATTCGTTCGACTCCCCGGATCTGAAAGCTGCGGTGGGAGAGTACGTTTTGGGAAACTACGACGGAAAAGGTATCGGAGATTTCCGCATTGTCGAGCGGAAGAAAATCAGCATCCTTGGTTTCAAGGGTTTCAGGTTCAGCGTTCTACGCGACCGGAGCCGTGAGCGGGCGGCGGCCACAGAAGCCGCGAGGCTGAAAAAGCACATGGCCCACCGGGCGGCTAAAATCTCGGCCCACCAGAATCGAACCGAGGCCAACGACCTCACGCGGCTAGAAGCTCTCCCCCACCGGCTGCGGCGCGGGAAGCGCACCCGTAAGAAGATAGCGGGTCTGCGGAAAGTTATCGGGTTGCTGTATTAACTGAAAAACTGGTGGCGTGATTAAGACAGACAAAGCGGAGGCAACAATGGCAAACACCAAAGATAAAATCAAAGACTGGACCAAGACATTGGCGTTCAGCCTCATCAGCAGCTACAAGTCAGACCGGGGAATCGGCACCAGCCACGAACAGGCTGTAAAGAATACGCTGGCCGCTTCCTGCGCCGGACCAAAAGCGGCCAAGCTGTTTTTTGACCGGATTGCAATCGACGATGCTGAGGAAATAATTATCAAGCTGTGCGGCACCTTCAATTACCACTTCCACCCGTCCAACCCGGCACCGGCTGGCTTGAATCTACTCTGGAGAATTGGACGAATGATAAACGCTCGCCGACTGGCGAAGGAGTTATGGTGATGAAACAGATAAGAGACATGACGGGGCCACAATTCGAGGATGCCCCGAAACGGCACGGGTTTGAACCTGTAGGATTTATGGGCTATTGCAAAGTGCTGGAGGGTCCGGCGGCTGGAATTTGTATCAGCGCCTATAACGCAGGAACCAGAAGGCGCAACCAGCTCAGATATTTGATCATAGAAAAAAAGAAATTGGAAAAGAGGAAACAGAGACTAACATGACAATGACAGAGAAGCAGTGGCGGCGAGTCGAGATGGCACACAAGCAGCTCGGATTCGCAGAGAATAACATGTGCGAGCTGCACGCGGCAGCAATCAGTCAAGGCAGCGATGACCGTTACATGATCAAAGAGATAGCGAACCAAATTAACAACGTGAGGCGGTTACTTTTTGCCAGCCTGATGCTGGAAAAGAAAAAGTTATGAGCGGCGATTACTGCGAGAAGCATCCGAAGGTCCGCAAGCAATGCCCTGCGTGTCTCGGCGCCGAGGGTGGACGCCGTAAGTCACCGGCAAAGACGGAGGCAGCCCGCAAGAACGCGAGCAAGGGCGGCCGGGCAAGCAAGCGGCCGAGGATTTACAAGCCGTGCCCGACCCACAGTGACACTTTTCACCGCTGGACAATCACCGCAGTCGGAGGCGGCCGACGATGCACCTGCGGCACGCGCAGGAAAGTGAGGCGACAATGAGCAGACCATTTGAGGTATCGATGTTTGTACTGCCACACGACAAGTCGGCAGCTGACTCCTACGGCATCGACCCGTGGCGGGGGCGGGCGTACCGGCCGGAGGTCTGGATCGAAAAGGATGCGCTGGTCGGAGTCATAGAGGACACCTGCACAGAGCTGGACGTGCCGTTCTTTTCCTGTCGCGGTTACACATCGCAGTCTGAGATGTGGCGCGCCAGTCAGAGAATGAGGGCGCACGTCAAAAACAAACAGAAGCCGATTGTCATTCACTTCGGCGACCACGATCCGTCCGGCATTGATATGACGCGGAACATAACGGACCGGCTTGCCATGTTTGTCGGGTGCGAGGTCCCAGTGATCCGGGCTGCTCTCAATGAGGACCAGATCGACAAATATAATCCACCACCGAACCCGGCAAAGATGACTGACTCCCGTTTCCGATCCTATGCGGACCTATATGGGACAAAATCGTGGGAGCTGGACGCTTTGACGCCACAGGTGATTAACGCTCTCGTCCGCGAACATGTGGGCGAGTACATGAATAAAAGAAAGTGGAAGGCGCGCAAGGGCGGGCATGAGCAAAAATTATAGGGAGGATTGTGATGAATTTATTAAATAGAATCAAAGAGCGGATACACTGGGCGTGGCGGTTATTTTTTCCACGAAGGCGAAAAGTTGTTGAGGGTAAAGTGGTCGCAGTTTGTCGTGTCCCACGGGCGGCACGGCTCTCGCTGTGCGCACCTATCCTCTGCACACCGGCAAGCGATTGAGCAGAAAAAAAAGGAAGGTAAAGTGGCAACGTTTGCTCAACTGGCGTAAGTCCCGCGTTTACTTTGCGAATAAATTGTTTGCGGAGCTGGATGAATCACAATCAACACCGCCGATAATATGGGGCGACGGTGGTAGGCTGATCGATATTTCTGAGGACCACGACGACGTCACCATGCCACTGCCGGAGGTATGGCTGACACCGGCCGATGTCAACACACCGGATTCGGAAAGCAGAACCCAGATACGACAGAATGCCCGGTCTGCGGACGGTACGGCGACGACCACAAGTGGCCGTGCGGGGGGCCACCGCCAATCATAATTAACCCACCCGTGAACCCGATGTAGTCCGTTTGGGCAGGGTCGGGACTTGAGGCCGTCAGGCGTCAATACGGGGCGTCTGGCGGCCTTTTTTCGCC